GTAATTTTTAATGCAAAAACCAAAGAGGAAACTCCGTTTGAAATGTCGGAATTTGAGAGCTATTGGAGTACCTCATATGATAAGAATAAACGACAATTTAGTCGTGATGATAAAATATTTAAGATCTACTATAGATGAAAAATTGTATTACATTTGAGCTCGCACGTACAGAACATACTATTTTTTCTTGTGAGCATAACAAAAGCGTAGAAAGCTATTCTTTTAAACTCGACGAAGAACCTCTTGTAGACATAGACTTATCTGAGTTTTGTCTATATGATTCTTTTAGTATCATCAAAGACATTTTCAGGATCCCTTGTTTTGAACATGCTTATCAAAACATCGACAAAATTGACCTCACTGCTGTACACTTACTTGAGTTCAGAAACATACGTTCAAATGGTTTCGATGACCATCTTTTGGATCTCTTGAATATATGTGTTGCTTCTACTACTTTCAAAGACATTAAACACTTATGCTTTCACTTCTTGCCTAAACAACAAAACAAAAATACGCACGACTCATGTACTAGATTTCTGTCGCGTAACAATCTTGTGATATTATACGATACTCCCAACAAAATTATTGCAACCAACAACAAATTCCTCATGGATTGTCTAAATGAGCAACCAAATCATGTTTGACCGTATTATTACAGAGTACTCCATGCTGTTTTCAGGGTGCAGTCATGACAGAACTGCAGAAAATTACGTCTTTAGAATTGATGACACTATGGTTGCAGAAATAGAATTTTCTGAATTTTATCCGTTCGAATCGCACAGCATACTAGATGATTTTTTCAGACTCCCTCACATCAACGAAGAACACTTTGAAAGACAAAAAGTGTTTCAGTCGAGGACTCATGTATTTGATTTTAAATCTGTCTCAATGGAGTTGACTAATACATAAACTCTGAATCTGCTGAGGATAATTTTCAGCAACACTACATTTAAAAATATTGTGCATTTGTGTGTCAGATTTACAAGTTCTCGACATGGCAAAATTACGAGTTCTAACATGATCAAGATTGCAAAGGAGAACGACTTTTTGGTGATATATAATTGACTTCAGCATATAAATTTATACTAAATGTATAAAAATGTCTTCAGTCTTGCATGTCTGGAGGGATTACATGCTCCTCCAAAACAACTCCTTCAGCAGTCCAGAAGAAACCTTCCTTTCTGTTGAGCTGTTGTTTGAACACCCAATGTGGGACCTCTGGGAGGCAAAGCTCCAGATTGGAAGCTGCATTAGCATCTGCATCAGCGCTGTAACAGCACTTTCTGCATTTGAATGTCTTGCCTTTTCTGTTGCTTTTGTTGACATAACCACAAGCGTTACATCTCTGAGAACGAAACTTGTTGGGCACTTCAACGACGCTGAAACCTTCAGCATCACTGAGATCAACAAGTTTCTGTTTTATCAGAGGATAACTCCATGATTTTAAAAACTTTGATGTGACCTTGCCTTTGCGTACTTGAAACACCCGTTCAAGATTGACTTTGGATACGCCTTGAAAGTTTAATTGATTCAAGCTCCAATTGATGTAGTTCTTTCTGTGCTCTTGAGCTCTTTTGAATCCTTTGCTGTCACCTTTTCTTCTTGCAAGACGCTGTTGTATCTTCGGCAGGTTCCATCCATGAGGATTGTCTTTTGTGACTTGGCCATCACTTAGAGTAACACAAGTAGTGATTCCTTGGTCACAACCAACGGTTCTTCCTTCTTTGATCTTTTCTGGCTGCTCTATGTTCCAAATCAGGTCAATCAAGTTGTTTCCAAGAAGGTTTATTGCTGAGAGCTTTCTAGTCATCCCTTTCTTCAACAGCTTTTTTGTGTGCTTGTGATGATTCAAGGGAATCAAAATGGTTCCAAATTCTCCTGCCAAAGACAGTCTGATGAATTCATCAAAGGAGAACTTGCGTCCTTGTTTGTTGTGAGTCAGCACTTTGACTACATCAGGTCTGCTGATGGTCACTTTGAAATTGTCACAAAGAGTGGGCTTGACGAGACTAGAGCTATTTATCTTGCTCTGCAAGCGTTTGATGTTATCTTGTTCTTTGTCTGTTTTGTTCTGCTTTCGTTGTAACTTCTTCAACATGAAGACTCTTTTGGAGTGCTTTGTCGTAGCAGACTTTAACATTGCAAGAGCTTGAAGACCAGCAGTTTGTCTCATCATTCCTCCAAGAGATGTCTTGAATTCAGACAAAAATGTACTGTCAAAGAAAGCTGGATGTTTGAGCTTGCCTTTTGAAGGATGATAGTTTTGATATCCGTGTTCCCAGACGTAATCAATAATCATCTGAACAAATCTCTTGTATTCTGTTACAAAAGCATCTAGATCCAAAGCCTTTCCAGCATTTGGATGGATTTTATGTCTAGATGATTTGATGACCGTCACATATATTACTTATCTGATTCGATGTCAAATAGTAGATCTGATTTGCGTTTTTTATGAAAAAACTTTGCTATACAGCTTCTACAGCAAAATCTCGCAGTTGGTTTTGTTCTGATGAGCTTCCAAGGCTTTTGTAATGAGCATGGCTGTGTCCATTGAGCTGCTGAGATTTTTCAAATTCTTTGTTGCAAACGCTGCACTTATACATGATGATATTTTAGACAAATTTATACGAAAGTGCACATTTTGATACAAAATCAATGAACGATCAATATAGTACACCAGAAAAAATCATCGGAACAAAAGATATAACTTTAGTCAATTATTTAAACTAGTCGATGAATAATCAAATTACATTCAAACGTACCATTACCAAACATTGCATGTTCTTTTCTAGTTCAGAGCATGATAAGACAGTCGAGAGTTATGTTTTCAAAATTGATAAAAATACCGCTGCGTGCATAGAATTTTCTGAATTTTATCCATTTGAATCATGTCGTTTGCTTCAAGATTTTTTTGCAAATCCAGACATAAACGAAGATCATTACGATCACGCTAAAATTCACCGGTCAACTACTCATGCGATTGATTTTGTTGAGATCCCTTCAGAGCAGTCAATTCAATGCATCTCAAATACGCTAAGCAGCATCATCAACAACACGACTTTCAAAGACATTGTTCATTTGTGTATAAGATTTACTACTAGTCAACGAGACGAACGTATGTACTTCGTTTGCGTCAATTTCATGAAAGAGAACGGCTTTTTAGTGATCTACGACACTCCTGAAAAAATCATTGGAACCAAGGACAAAATCATCGTAGAGTACTTGAAAGATCAAACAAATGAGCAATAAACAAAAGATTCAAATAGTTACACATAATGATTTAGACGGTGTGGTTAGCTATCTCGTAATGTGCTGGTTATATGGAACATGTCCCGACGTTCTTCCAACCACTCCAGCAAAACTAGAGCAAGATTTCGACAAACTTGCTGCTTCAAAAACGTGGGACAAGATCTTCTTTCTTGATCTAGATGTTTCAAAAATTGGAGACAAGATAGACAAACCCAACACAGTCATCCTTGATCATCACAAGACAAACATTTATCTGTTTCAACAAGCTGTCGTGCGAGTATACAACGAAACAAGTTGCGCAAAGCTGATCTATGATACGTTCTTCAAAGAAACCGGAAAACGCATCACGAGTGAACAAAAGACATTGATTGCTTTGGCTGATGACTGGGACTCTGCTACAAAAGCAACTCCTCTTTCAGAAGGATTGAACATCGTATATCACTCCATGTCAAACAAGTTTGCTTCCTTTGTCGAGGACTACCACAATGGATTCAAGCCGTTTGATAAATTCAAGCAAAACACTATTACTTTGTACAAGCATCATCGTTCTGAATACATCAGCAAACTCAATCCCTTCTTTGGGAACATAGAATTCGAAGGGCAGAAAAATGTGACAGTTGGTGCTGTGTTTTGTGACCAGTTCGTTCAAGAGTGTTGCGACTGGCTGTTGCAGCGCTGTGATGTTGCCATTGCAGTCCTTGTGAATCAACGAAGAATTGCTGTTCGAAGAAATTCAGCAAATGATACCATAGATGTATCAAAGTTTGTTCAGAGAATTGCAGGAGGAGGCGGACATGCAGCAGCTGCCGGAGGAGCAATCACAGACGAATTCATGGAATTCACAAAAATGTTGAAACCTTTGAATTGATTGCTAAATACGTTTGATGTCCCAGAGCGTTTCTACAGAATTAGAAAATTCTAATGCCACTCCTTTCAGTCAGATTCATTCTCGAGAATTTATTGATGGAGTGCTCAAGGCAGGCTCTTTGATCTCAATGTTGGAGAACAAGAAAATTAATCCAACTGCTTTGTTTTCCCTGCTTCTTGAAAAGCCTGAGTATCAAGACTTCTTTACAGAGATCACCTCTTCTGATTCATTCAAAGAATCAATTGCATCCTTGCTTCATCTTCATCCATCTCTTGTGAGGAGCAAGATTACCAAGTCTACTGTTCGGAAGCTCAATGGGAAAAAGAAAGCTGCAAAGCGAGCTGCTTCAAAGTCAAAGAACGCTTGAACTCTATCAAAGCCACAGTAAGCTTTTTGCATGGATTCTCAGCACGGAATGACTCAGCTTGAAAAGCTTTTGTTCAACAAACATCTTGCTGTTTCCCGTTCAGAAAAGAACAAGCCCTTCAAAACAAGAAAGAACTTTGATGACATCGTCAATACAGACAAACACAAGTTTTTGAAGCGCATCTCAACGCTTTTTGCAAAACATCCTGAAATTGATCCAGATTTGTTTTTTCGAGCTCCGTACAAGCTGTATCCTGACGTCGAATACTTTGGTCTTGACTACTTTTCGACCATGCGAGCAATCAAGGCTTATACCATGTACAAAAAGCAGATCTTTCTGCAGGATCCAGATTCTCAAGTAGATCAAGTAAAAGAATCTTTGCGTTTCATTGCAAATTTCTGTGTGTCTCAAGGAATTTACTTTCATCAGTATCAGTTCCACAAAACATCTGAGATGTATACTTGGATGACGCACTACAAACAAAACAAGATCAACATCTACAGTGTGATGGGATTTTCAGACATATTTTCAAATGTTCGGAGCTTGGCTGATGATGTTCAAAAGTTTTTTGTCGGAGAATTTGTGGAGCAATTTCAAAGTCTGTATGTTGCTTACCAAAACTCCAGTGTTCTCAAGCCCATGGTACAGCGCGCTGTTCCTGTCCTTTCAAAATTTGTTCAACAACAGTTGACAACAACCAAACCCAACGTATCATCAAAGTAACCATTATGAGTATCAATACAAAATCCATGTTCGACGCAATCAAGCAGTCTCTTTCTTCTGCCAAGAATGAGGGAGGAGGGGGAAATGTTCTGTACAAAGAAATCCTGAAGTTCACAGCTGGAAACACTTATCAGGTCCGTCTTGTTCCCAATCCTCAGGCTCCCAAAGAATCAATCTTTCATCACTATACTCACGGTTGGAACTCCAATGTCACTGGAAAATACGTGACTGCAATGTGCCCCACTACCTTTGGAGACACTTGCCCTATTGACGCTTACTATCTCAAGACTTATCGGAACGGAACGGAGTCTGAGAAGGAAGCAGCCAAGATCCTTTCTCGAAAAGAAGGCTGGTTGGTGAACGTGTATGTAATCTCTGATCCTTCAAATCCAGAAAACGAAGGAAAGGTCAAAATTCTTCGTTATGGTCGCGAACTCGCAAAGATCATTGAGTCTGCTCTTGACGGAGATGATGCAGATGAATTTGGTGTGGAAAAGGTGTTTGATGTACTAGGAGGAAGCACTCTGCGAATCAAATGCGAAAACCGAACTGAAAAGGGCCGAGGAGCAACCAAGATGGTGACATATGCCTCATCAAAGTTCTTGTCTCCCTCAGTTCTTGACATCAGTGAAGATGAAGTGAACACAATTCATCAATCTGTTCATGACCTCAAAGCAGTGAACAAGCCAACGACTCGTGCAGACATGCAGCGCTTGTTGGATGAGCATTTCTTTGGTCTCGTCACAGGGTCCACAGACGATTCTGATGATTCTGAACAAGAGTCCAATGTAAAGAATGCTACTCGGAAGCCTGCAGAACCAATCGAGAACATTTTCAACGAAATTGAGGCAAACTTTGGTCAGCAGTCCTCCTTTGACAATAGTCCAGCAACACAAGTTGCTGCTGAAGCAGACGAAACAACAGACGAGGCCCTCAAGAAATTGCTTGCTGATCTGTAAGAATTACTGTATAATCTTGACATGGAATTACTAAAAAAAGCCAACGGAAATATTGTTAGAACAGCAGAAGAAAAAGCTCAGATGATTGAGCAAGCTTCTGAGTACTACGGAAAGTTCTTGACTGCTCTTGGATTTGATTGGGCAGCAGATCCTCATTCAGCAAATACTCCAAAACGAGTTGCAAAAGCTTGGGTGAATGATTTGATTGCTGGATCTCTGAATCCTGAACCAGAAGTCACTGCCTTCCCGAACGATGAAGGATATACTGGCTTGATTTGTCAGACTCGCATTCCGGTAGTTAGCATGTGCAGTCACCACAATTTACAATTTGTTGGATTGGCTCACGTTGCTTACATTCCTGGGAAAGAAGTATTCAACAAAGTTATTGGCTTGAGTAAACTAAATCGAATCGTAGACTTCTACTCAAGGAGACCGCAGGTGCAAGAATCACTTACTAAGCAAATTCATGATCGCGTTGATCAACTTTGCGAAGGGAACCGTGGAGTTGCTTGCATCATAGAAAGCACTCACAATTGCGTCAGATGCAGAGGTCTGAATCACGAAAGCGTCATGAAGACATCACAATTGAGTGGTTACTTTCACACCAATGAAGTAGGAAGTCGCGTAGAGTTATTCAACCTGATTCAAAACTCAAGACTCTAGTACAACCTTTCAGTTGTAGTTCATCAAAAAGAGCTTTCTGACGGAAGCTCTTTTTGTTTGTGATCAAGTCCATAACTTCAAAACATCCTCGTGATTGTTGAATTATTCAAAAAAATCGTTAAATCTATTCAAGCTATGTTCAACGAAAACACTCTTGCTGCGGCTCAAATTGCTCAAATCTTTGGATCTGAACTTTTGAAGGTACAACAAAATGCTCAAACTGATTCCGGGCATCGCCCAGACATCGTTCGAATTGATCCAAAAAGGATTTTGATGAACAACAATCAAGGTGTGAATCAATCTCGGAGACCGGATGAACAAAGGATCATGGAAGCTTTGCAACGAGAAGCAGAAGCCATGTGTCCATTGCCTGCGGAGCAACATCATGCTCCCGAATCAACTCCGCAGCGGCCCCCAGAGCCTGCTCCTCAACAATTTGCTCATTCCAATCGTTCCGTTCTGGAGTCTTTGCCTTTGACCGAAATCAAGAACATGACTCTTGACACTGGAAGTGCAGCCTTTGAAAGAGCAATTGAAAGAATTGCATCAAGCTTGGAGCGAATCGCAAATGTCGTTGATCGTATTGACATCAAACAAAAAACAAAGACAATCAAGCGGAAGCCCAAAAGTTCCAAGCCCGTTCTGCTGAATGAAACTCAATCTCAACAAAAATAATTTCGTAAACAACATTCTTCATCCTGTATCCAAGCTTGCAGACAATCTGCTCCTTGATTTTGTCCCTCTTGCAGGATCTGGAGACTCGTACCAAGCAAAGACCATTGTATCATCTGTAGACAATTCAGTGATTTTGATGGGAAGAATGCAGTGTACCGCAACTGATCCCTTTCGCTGTGTAATTCCTGATTGCAAGACGTTTCTTCGGCTGTTTTCAGGCATCGAACAGCCTGATGTAGTGCTTGACATCAATTCAAATTCAATCAACTACAAACAGAGCTCGTTTTCATTCAAGTATCATCTGTTGGACGAGAGTTATGTTGTGAACAAAAAGGCTTTGAACGAAGACAAGCTAGGTGCTCTGGAATTCGATACGTCTTTCTTGGTATCAAAGCAAAAGTTTTCAGAGATCATCAAATTCAATTCAATTGTTCCTGATGCGGAGAAATTGTACTTTGTGTCCGAAGACTCAAAGATCTTCGCAAAGTTGGGAGACGAACAAAAGTCCAATACAAACGAAATTGTCACAGAAATCAGCAGCAGGTTTCAAGGAGAACCTTTGACTGAAAAGTTTCCCATCAACATCACAAACATCCTTTTGTTTTCATTTGGATCAGACGAAATCAAGATCAGCATCAATCATCGTCTCAAGATATTCAAGTTCAGTACCGACTGTTTGAGCTACATTGTGTCTGGACTTGTAAAGTGACAAGGCTAAGTAATTGCATGTCAAACAAAATAACAACTCTGGGATATACGCTCAAGCGCTTTCGGGATTGCGGTTATATTGTCCATCGTTTGTTTGCAGACTACAAAGAGTCCGATCCCAGAGCATGGACCTTGTTGATTGAACCTGGAGCCACTTCAGTGTTTTGCACTTGTTATATCAACGATCCATATATCGGAGAAACATTCTTTGAGTTGTATGACGGGAATCAATACATTCCAGGACGAATGAAGATCCAAACCTCTTCATTTGAAGTGCTTGTGGGACATCTGATCAGAAACAACATTACGCCAAGCACAAAAATCTTGACCGACCGGGATATCTTGAACAATTTGGAATAAAGGATAATTATCGGCATGTCCAAATCAAAAAAGAGATCTACTGACACTGAAAATCTGTCTGGAGATGATCTCATTCTTCCTCGAGCAGAAAAGATCAATGTAGATCACTTGATTGCCCAATCTTTGCTTCGATACAAAAACGAAACAGAACATGACAAACGAGCCAAGCACCAAGAAGTTCGTCATCTTTCTTCCATGGCTGAAGAATATCTGAGTTGCTTTGCATTGGTTGGCTACTCTTTGCAGAACGAAGAAGTGGTGATCATGAGCATCCCTACTCCAAAGGATGAAGCAGCTCTTGCTGACTTGCTGAGATCAACCTTTATTGACTTCATGAACAGTCGGCCCTAATTAGGGGAATGTCCCAAGATTCAGACGATTTTGTTCCTGAACAAGCTCCAGAGGAAAACAAGCCCAAGCGCGGAAGACCCAAAGGAGCAAAAAACAAGCCCAAGCGCGGAAGACCCAAGAAGAACAGAAACACGAAACTTGGCCGTCCCAGAAAAGAGAAGCCTCCCAAGCTTCCTCGGGAGCCCAAGATCAAACCGCATGTTCCTTCAGACGAAGAGATTGAACGGAAAGAGCAAGAAGTTCTTGATGCAAATCTTGATCAAGAGGTGTTCACGGAAGCTGGTTATAATACCAGCACCGACAAGATCATCAATCAAGAGCCCATCGATCCTTCATATTACTACAGGGGATCCAAGCACATTCCTGTAGCAGGAGCTCAATATGAGTTTACTGCAGACATGGTGGAAGAGCTTCGAAAATGCAAAGAAGACATCACATACTTTGCAGAGAACTTCTTTTATATCGTGTCCCTTGATCGCGGAAAAGAAAAGATCCGCTTGTATGAAGCTCAAAGAAGGGTTCTCAGATCATTTGTTGAGCACAGATCGGTCTCAGTTTGTTCATCTCGTCAGATTGGGAAATGCCTTAACGACAACACGTTACACAAGGTCAGAGATAAGAACACTGGTGAAATCAAGGAGTTAACGATAAAAGAGCTCTTTGAGCTAGGAGAAGAACAGGAATAAAATAGTTTTTTACGCGAGACATAGTTGAAAGCGCCTTCAGCAGAGATAAATACCCTTTGATGAAAGAATTCACATACAATAACAAAAATTACACTAAAGCAGCAGCCCTGATTACAGCCATTGAAAAGAACGAAGGAAAGGAAGCAGCAGAACTCTTCTATAACACCCACGTATATCCCACAGATTTCTGTGCAACCTGTGAAGTCACTGGAACGAAGCTCAAATACAGGACCTTCAAAAATGCTGGCTATCGTTGTGGAGCAGTGATTGCAACTTTGCTGCGGAAACACAAGGATGTTCGAGCGGTGAAAAAGATCGTCGACGAGACTTTGATTTATGTCGAAGAGCTCAATGGATATTATGGAGATTGGCCAGGACTCTCGACAGCTGCTTCAAAATATGGACTGTCTCTGGAACAACGTGAATATTTGTACAACAAGTTCTATCTCGCTTCTTCAAAATGCAAACTAGCAACATGCTCCAACAATGTTCCGTTTGAGCATGTTGCCCTTGGAGCATGTTGCAGCTTGCACTACAACCGTGACAACAAGCTCAAAAAAGGAGCATACACCACAGACAAACTCAAGTATGAGTGCAAATTTGATGGAGAAAAGTTCACAAGCTTGAGCAGATTGTCCACATACATCAAAAGCCAAGGATGGGATGAAAAGGACTACTATCGGAAGTTTGTCAACTATGAAGCTTCTGGAACCTGCAAATGGTGCAACAAACCTGTTCCTTTCCATAACATTGAGCAAGGCTACAGGAACTTCTGTTACAACAGCTCTTGCAATGTTCTTTGGCACAATGCTCACGAAGGAAGAGACCAACATGGAGACAAAATCAGCAAGGCTCATCGAGAAAACCAAAATCTTCCCACTCAAAAGGGTCATTGGCTCAAGAGAGGCTACACAGAGGAAGAAGCTGCTCAGAAAGTACGAGAAAGACAACAAACAAACTCTGTTGAGTCCATCATGAAGAGACACAACTGTTCTTTGGAAGAAGCCACTCAGATCAGAAAAGACATCACGAAAAAGTGGGTGGATTCTTACGAGCACTCGAATTACTCAAAAGTATCCCAAGAATTATTCTGGGCAGTATATGAAAAAACAAAGGACCGTTTTGGAGTAGATGATGTATTCTTTGCGACCTTCAACCGAGGAGAAAAAGAAACTGAGGGAAGGACTTTAGAATACAAGGTTCCTACAAAGAATAGCTACAGAAGACTTGATTTCTTTGTCAAAAGCATCAACAAATGTATTGAATTTGATGGAGCATATTGGCATGACAACATCAACCGAAGAGGAACTATGAATGATGCCAAACGAGATGAACAAATTGTAGAATCAATTGGATGTAAGATTCTACACATTCCTGAAATGACTTTCTACAAAGAGAAGCAGCAAGTCATTGACAAGTGCGTCGCCTTTCTCCTGGAAACTGATTAAGTCCTCTTTCACGCAACATGGCCGATATCACAAAAACCAAACGTTTATCAAATCTTGAAATCCTCACAGATAGTGGATGGAGGGATATCAGCCATGTTCACGAGACTGTTCCATATCAAGTATGGCAGATCAGAACTCCAAACTATTTTTTGGAATGTGCTGACGAACATATCGTGTTTGACAAAAGCATGAATGAAGTGTTTGTCAAAGATCTGAAGATTGGAGATCTGATCATCACAGAAACTGGACCAGAACCAATCACAAGTGTTGATGTTCTGAATGAGATCAAACCAATGTATGATCTGACTGTTGATCACGAAGATCACAGATTCTTCTCAAACGGAATTCTGTCTCACAATTCTACCATGCTCACAGTGTTTTCATTGTGGATGGTATGCTTTCACGAAGACTACAGAGCAGCAATTGTAGCAAACAAAGAAATCACTGCTCTGAACATCTTCAAGCGTATTCGGATGGCTTACGAACAGCTTCCAAATTATATCAAGCCAGGGGTCAAGGACTACGGAAAATCAGGAATGACGCTGGGCAATGACTCAAGCATCATTGTATCAACAACAACTGCAACATCAATTCGTGGAGACTCTTTGAACTGCGTTGCAGGAGATTCGTGGATCAAACTGTTGTGTGACAACGAAGAGCATATCAGAATGATCGGAGACATATGTCATGCAGACTTTGTTCCCAATACACGAGGTTTCAAAATTCTGACAAAATCAGGCTGGAGCACTTTTGCTGGATTCAAAAGATCTCTTACATCAAAAGAGATGTATCAAATCAGAACAATTGATCATGAGATCACATGTACTGAAGATCATTTGATCTTCATCAATTCTGAGTCGACTGAGACAGCAAGCAACATCAATGTCGGAGACTTGATTCTAACAGACACAGGAGCAAATCAGGTTACTGACATTCAAAAGCTTGGAGTAGTTGATGATTGGGTTTATGACGTAATTGAAACTCAAGATCATTCATTCTGGGCTAATGGAATATGTGTTCATAACTGCGTGTTGCTGGATGAAGCAGCACATATTGATTGCATGCATGGAGATTCTGTAATCAATCTCAAAAATGGAGATCTGACTGCATCCATGACAATCCGAGAGTTCTGTGCTCAAAGCAATCCGTCTGACATAGTTTCTGTTGGTGAGTCTTCGGACGTAATCGAGATCATCAAGAATTCTGAATGGAAAGTAGAAACTCCTACCGGCTGGCAATCATTCAAAGGAGTCACCAAGTATCACAAGAAACAGATGTATGACGTCAGTCTTGAGTCATCAAAGACCGTTCGAGTGACTGCAAAGCATTGTTTCATTGACAACGACGGACATAAAATTTTTTGCAAAGACAGTTTGAACAAAACAATTCAAACAAAACATGGACTTGAACAAGTCGTGTCTATAACAGAAACAGAACAAGATTTTGCGTATGATCTGACTTCTGTTGAAGGAGGAAGTGTGTTCTTTGCCAACGATATCGTGAATCACAACACTCACCTTCTTGAAGACTTTTGGTCGTCTGTAATTCCCACCATTTCTTCTGGAAGCAAGTCCAAGATCTTGATGGTTAGTACTCCAAATGGTGTATCAAACAAATTTTATCAGATCTATTCTGGAGCAGAAAGTGGGAAGCTCAAGACATGGAAAGCAGAACGAATTGATTGGTGGGACGTTCCTGGAAGAGACGAAGCTTGGAAGCAAACACAGATTGAACTTCTTGGATCAGAAGAAAAATTCCTCCAAGAATACAACAACACCTTCCTTGACGACGCTGCAGGAGCTGTAGGAGCAACTGTCATCGAAAGATTCAAAGCAAACAAAAAAGATCCTGTATGGACTTCCGAAGATGGAGAATACACAGTTTTTGAGTATCCAGACAAAACGCGCTTGTATGTCATCGGTGTGGATGTCGGAGAAGGGATCGGAAGAGCTTCTTCTGTTGCTCAAATTCTTGATGTCACAGACCTTCAAGACGTTCGGCAAGTTGCAGTGTACTCCTCAGCAGTTGTGGAGCCTTATCATTTTGCAAACAAACTATCAATAATTGGACAATCTTGGGGCCTTCCTCCCATGTTGATTGAACGAAACAATTGCGGAGCTCAAGTGATTGATGCTTTGTATTACAAGAATCATTATGAGAAAATTGTTTCTTATTCAAAGATTTCTGAAAAAGACAAGTACAATAGCACAAGGAATCTCGGAGTACTGTCTCACAACAACATAAGATTTGATGGAGTTCAGAACATGCGATATTGGGTGAACCATCTTCAAACCGTTCACATCAATGATCCACACACAATATCTGAGTTCGAAACGTTTGTTCGCTTTCCCAATGGCATCTTTAGAAAAAAGAGCGACAATTTCTTTGATGACAGGATCATGTCACTCGTATGGGCCTTGTTCATGCTGGAGCTGGAATTGTGCCAACAATACTTTGAAGTAGTGGATATTGACAATCAAAACAAGCCCAAGCAGATCAAACACAACGGCTATTGGAACATTGATGAAAGCATGTATGAGCTCAAGCAGTTGGATCAGAATGCAACGATTGTTCCAAAGATTCAGCCAGAAGCAGCTTTTCCTGCTCTAGGAGTTTCCGCAAAAGAACTGGAACAGATTGATAAATACGAAGCGGACCTCGACGAGCTGTTCGGCATGGGGTACACATTTTTGTAGCATAATTATGTCTGATCCTTGCGCCAATCCTACTTTGCAAAGTCCGTTGAATCTGTCTTCAAAAGACAAGTTCATCATGATTCTTGAGCTCCCGTATATTCTGCGGAAAAAAGCAGCTCTTGATCCCAGTTTGAGCATTGAGCCTGTTCAAATCAGCATTTATGGAACAGTGGTGCCAGATATTGCTGTTCCAGAAGTTGATGTTCGTTATGCAGGACAAAACCTACATTTGTCCACATATGCTCGACCAAACTATCCTCCATTGTCCATCAATTATGTAGTGGATAATGGATACAAGAATTACATGGTTTTGTGGAAGTGGTTGAATGCCATGAATCTTGCAATTGATGACTACTACGGAGGAACTCCTGCTGGAATGCTGTCTCCTGGTCACAGCGTCATCGTGGGAGATCAGTTTGAATACCAAACGACCATCACTGTTCTTGCCTTGAATGAATACAATCAATCCACAATTGAGTTCAAGTATAGCAAAGCTTTCATATCGAGGCTGGGAGGAATCAATTACTCATACAGAGACGGAACAGTTCTGGAAGGATCTGCAGATTTCCATTATAGCCAGCTTGATGTTCAGCTTCCTTTTTCCACTTCCACAAACATAATTCCAACGCCTCGCTAAAATAGCCCGGGAAATGATAAATAAATTATCATGGCTAGAATTATCAACTCACCCGGCGTTCAAATCACTGAAAAAGATTTATCCCTTCGTATCGAAACTCCTGCAGGAACTCAAGTGTATGTTCCTGGCTTTGCTGCTCAAGGTCCGACCTCTGAGCCAATCATGATCACCTCGATCAGTGAATTTGAGTCAATCTACGGAACTCCCACCAATGCTGCAGAGCGCTACATGTATTACTCCTGCAAAGAGATCTTGAATTCTCCTGCAGTACTCAACACAATTCGTCTTCCTTATGGAAGCGAGGGCGGAAGCGCTTATTCTAATTCGTATAGCGGCTTGTTCTATCCCATGCTCAGCTCTGGTAATACATGGGAAATTGGAGCTCCTGTTTACAAGAGATTGACAAACGAGCAGTATCAAGCTCTTACTCAAAACAATTTTGAGTGGGTCAATCCTACCACAACCACTTCAGAAGTAACCAGCATTGTTTCTTCATTGTCCACAGTGACATATTCCGCTGCAACTTCTGCTGCAGGCTTGGCTTTTGCTTTGGCAAATGACGTTGATGGTCAAAACATTTCCATCTCCACTTTGAGTGGATCGCAGGTAACTTTTACATTCAATCTCACAGGATACAAGACTACTTTGGTCGCAACCTCTAATACAATGATTCAAAGCGTTTCAGGAGAAGTTACTGTGTCAGCTGGCTTCTTTGTGCTGAACGACCTGCAAACAGTCGTGAACGAAGTTGCAGAAGGATACTATGTTGGCTTTGCAGACAACTCTTCTGTGTCTGTGAATTCTCCAGACTTTGATTCCATCAAAACAGCAACTACCTTGTCTGCTGTCAGTGGTTTTGCTGGCTTGGACACAGTTCGTCTGGATTTTGCTCTTTCTGCAGCCAAGATTGACTCTGACCGTGGATTGGCCTCAGTTTCTGAGTCCTTGGAAAAAGTAGGCTTCATTGGATTTGAAACGGATTCATATCAAGATCACCTTTCCTTGGGCGTATTCAAGATTCGTCGTTCAACTGCTGATGCTTCAAAACTTACTCTGGCAACAACTGAGAAGTTCCTTGGATCCTTCAATGCAAACCGGAAACAAGTAAGCCCCACTGGCGGGATTCTTTCCAATGCATATGTTGAAGACATTGTGAACAGTGGCTCTTCAGTGATCAAGATGCACATCAATCCAAATGTGTCCAAGAACTACAACTGGGCAGTGAATTCCACGACTCCAACATCCCGTTTGACAGTATCAGAAGCAGCAAAAGGATTGTTCCCCATTGGTGTTTATGCTCCTGATTCCTTGGCAGCAGAAGAAACCAAACAAATTGGTCTTGTTCCTAGGAAGCTTGAAAAGGTTCTTCGGTTGATCGAGAATCCCGAAACGGTCACAGTTGATGTGCTGATTGATGCTGGTCTTTCCACCATCTATTCCACGACCAAGTACGCTAGCCCGAGTGCTGCTGGAGCCTTTGATGATGCAACATATATTCCTGCTTTGAGCAGCGTGGACAGCGACGGAAACTCCGTGGTAGACAACTGGAGAACAGTGGTCAATGAATTGATCAACTTCTCAGAAAATACTCGCAAAGACTGCTTCACCATTGTTGATCCTCCTCGTTCTGTATTTGTTTCAGGAAAGAGCACAAAGGTCATCAACATCGAAGGAAATTCATTCACAGTGAACATCTACAATCCTTTGAGACAATGCGTTGATAGCATCGAGACAAATTATGCTGCAACTTATGCAAACTGGGTCAAGAACACTGATATCTTCACAGGAAGACAGTTGTGGCTCCCATTCTCAGGATATGCAGCAGCTGTATTTGGAAGAAGCGATGCAGCAGCAAATACATGGGCAGCTCCTGCTGGATTCAACAGAGGAGAATTCAACAATGCTCTGGATCTTGCATTCAATCCCAACCAAAAACAACGGGATAGATTGTATGAAATCGCAACAAATCCTGTTGTGTTCTTCAATGGAGACGGCTTTGTGGTGTTTGGTCAAAAGACTCTGCAGAACAAACCAACAGCATTCGATCGGATCAACATCCGTCGCTTGTTCTTGACTCTTGAAAGAGCAGTCCAAAAAACTGTCAAATACTTTGTGTTTGAGCCCAACACTGTGTTTACTCGGAAGAGGTTGGTTGACACCATTTCTCCAATCTTCAACTACGCAAAGAACACAGAAGGATTGTATGATTATTTGATCGTTTGCGATGACAGGAACAACACTCCTGACACTATTGATAATAATGAGTTGATTGTGGATATTTACATAAAGGGAACAAGGACAGCAGAATTTATATTGTGCAACTTTATAGCGACACGTACTGGACAGAACTTCCAGGAACTCATCTAGTTATAAAAGCCCTGTGTTGTGTAA